ACTTGTGATGCGTCACTAGCGATCATGAATAGTAATATGAGAACTAACTTCTTTGTCAACTTCAAAGATATATTCCCTGTCTCATTGAATGCATTAGAATTCAATGCTACAATTGATGGTACAGAGTATGCCACAGCAACTGCTGAGTTTAGGTATACTACTTACGATATACAAAACCTTGAAGGTGGACGGAGGAAAAATCTCAAATGAATCTAGACCAAATTCGTGACATGTGGAAAGAGGATTGCATCATTGATCAAAATGATTTAGACACTGAGAACTTTAAGTGTACTGTGATCCACGAAAAATATTTGAATATCTGGTCTCATTTTAAACTGATGGCATCTGATGCCGACACCAAAGGTCGGATGCTATACAAAGCAAAGTTTGAATACTACTCAGGCAAAGCACCTGCCAAGGTGTATGCAGAGAAACCTTTCAATCACAAGGTACTCAAAACTGATATCAACACTTACATCTGGGCAGATGATGAGTGGTTGAAAAACAAGCAGAAGATTGACTACCTTGATACTTGTATAAATTACTTAGAGATGATTCTTAAACAGTGTTCCTCACGAGGGTTCCAGATTAAGAATTACATTGATCTAAGGAGACATGGTGATTACTAAGATTGAAAAAAAGAATGAAGTCTACCTCAAAGTAACAACAGAACCCCATGTTCATCAGGAACTGAGTGATCACTTTCAATTTGAAGTGCCACAAGCAAAGTTCATGCCACAGTATCAGAAGTGGAAATGGGATGGAAAGATCCGTTTGTATTCACCAGCAACAGGTGAGATATATGCGGGTCTTTTTGATTATCTAACTGAGTTCTTAGAACAACGTGGTTACGATTGGGAAGTTGAAGACAGTAAGTTTTATGGAAAACCAAATGAATGTGAACTACTCATATCTCCTGAGGCAACTGCGGGGTATGTTAGATCTCTGGGTCTGCCTTTCAAAGTCAGAGATTACCAGTTACGAGCAATTTACCAAGCACTTAGGTACAATCGGAGACTTCTACTATCCCCGACAGGATCGGGAAAATCTCTGATCATCTATGCATTGGTACGATGGCATCTGGGAATGGATCGTCAGGTTCTTATCATTGTCCCTACTGTCTCACTTGTGGAGCAGATGTATAAGGATTTCCAACAGTATGGATGGAGAGCAGATGCATATGTACATAAGATCATGGGAGGCACTGAGAGGTACGTAGATGCCCCTGTGGTGGTGTCTACCTGGCAAAGTATATACAAAGAACCTAAGAAGTTCTTTAACCGTTTTGATGTCATTATTGGTGATGAGGCACACCTATACAAAGCAAAGAGTTTGTCAGGTATCTTGACTAAGTGTCATGATGCAAAATATCGTATTGGTCTTACAGGTACTCTCGATGGTTTGCATACTCATCAGTTAGTGCTAGAAGGATTGTTTGGTAAATGTGAACAAGTTACCAAGACAGCAGACCTTATGAAGAAAGGTCATCTCACTAAACTTAAAGTAAATATTCTCTTATTAAAACATGGGTACGTTCCCTTTGATGACTACCAACAAGAGATGGATTACATAGTAAGTCATCCTAAAAGAAACAATCTAATCACAAACCTTGCGAAAGATCTGAGTGGCAATACTCTTATCCTATTCAACTACGTAGAGAAGCATGGGGAACCATTGCATGACCTGCTAAATACTAAGGTGAAGGAAGGTCGTAAGGTCTTCTTCATACATGGTGGTATTGATGCCTATGATCGTGAAGAAGCACGATCTATATGTGAGACAGAAAAGGATGCAATCATTGTTGCATCGTATGGAACTTTCTCTACTGGTATTAATATCAAAAACTTACATAATGTGATCTTCGCTAGTCCCTCCAAGTCCAGAGTCAGAAACCTACAATCTATTGGTCGTGTACTCAGGAAAGGAGATAACAAAGCGCAAGCAGTTCTATACGATATTGCAGACCACTGTGCGAGAGGATCCAAAAGTAATTACACCCTTCGTCATCTTGCTGAAAGAATCAAGATATATCAAGAAGAAAAATTTAATTACGAAATTAAGGAGATCAAATTGACTCATGATTAATTACATCCGACACGACGAACAATTCTTTGCCACACTTAAACTGATCACTGGGGAAGAGATTCTTGGTGAAGCATTAGTTAGTGAAGATCCTGATACTAAAAAAGATATGATCTTCATGCAGAACCCTGCTAGAACAAAGATCGTTGAACTTGAAGTAGATTCAGAAGATGCATCCCAAAAGGTTGCAATGGGATTCATGAAATGGATGAACTTCTCTGATGAGGATTTCTATGTAATTGATGCTCAGTCTGTTGTATCGATTGCACCTATGTCTGATGAAGCAATCATGCTTTATAAGAGATGGATCAAAAAAGAATTTAAAAAAGAAGTACACGATGAAGCAGAGGTACCCATCAATAAGAGCATGGGTCTCATTTCTAAGGTAGAAGATGCAAGGAAACTTCTAGAACGCATCTTCAAAGATGCATCTCTCTAAGCCACTTAAAGATACTGTGTTTCTGAACCCTTACAGTGTTGAGTATAATGATTTATTATTGTCTTGTCAAGCCCTTGTCACCTTGTCACTTCGTCACTTGACAAATCTGTCTTGATAAGTTAACATTATGTCATCCGTGAGTACCCTTATGTCTATGCTAATGCCACGGAAGAACGCCAAAAAGAAAGAACACTATGTAGATAACAAACAGTTCTTACATGAACTGATTATTTACCGTAACAAGTGTGCAGTCGCCAAAGATAAAGGACTGCCCAAACCTCGTGTCTCTAATTACATTGGTGAATGCTTCCTTAAAATTGCAACCCACCTATCGTATCGTCCGAACTTCATCAACTACATGTACCGAGAGGACATGATTGGTGATGGTATCGAAAATTGTATTCAATACATTCATAACTTTGATCCAGAGAAATCTTCTAATCCGTTTGCATATTTCACACAGATTGTATACTATGCATACCTAAGAAGGATTGCTAAGGAGAAGAGGCAGCAAGCAATCAGAGAGAAGATCCTAGAACGTAAGGGATATGAAGAGGTTTTCCACACAGATGACCTTGACAATATCGCTGACATGAACTATATTAAGTCTCGTGTCGAGACCAATACGAGGTACTGATGTCCACAAAGCAAAGTTTGATCGGTGACTATTGGAGCGGTGGTTCCTCAGGTAAACAAACTCAGCGTCTAATTGCTGAGTTGACTGATAAGTTGAAAGGTATTACGTATACCCAAACATGCACAACAGCAGAGGGAACTACTTACAAGAAACTTGTTATTGAATATGAAGATTCTTCTAATAACTGATCAACACTTTGGTGCTCGGAATGATAGTCAAGTCTACATTGACCAGTACCGAAAGTTTTATACTAAGACAGTTCTTCCTTACATTGATAAGCATAAGATCACTGATGTGATTGCTCTTGGAGATACTTTTGATAGGCGTAAGTCCATCAACTTTAACTCTCTGGAAGCAGCGAAAGAGATGTGGTTTGATCCACTGAGAGATCGTAATGTCCACATGCATATGCTTGTAGGCAATCATGATATCTTCTATAAAAATACTCTCAGGATTAACTCACCAAGGTTACTCCTTAGTGACTATGACAACATTACCGTCGTGGACGATCCTACTGAACTATCCATTGGTGGTATTTCTATACTTCTTTTGCCTTGGATATGTGACGACAATAGAAAAAGATCCATGGATCTTATCTCAACAAGTGATTCAACTGTCTGTCTGGGCCATCTTGAACTTAATACTTTTGAACCTATTCCTGGATATACGATGGACCATGGAGATGATCCCGATGTATTCGATAGGTTTGACTTAGTATGTAGTGGACACTTCCATCACATATCTTCTAAAAAGAATATTAAATACCTCGGTAATCCGTACCAAATGTTCTGGAATGATTACGGTTGTGAACGTGGGTTTCATGTACTAAATACTAAAACTACAAAACTTAGTTTTGTAAAGAATCCCAACACGATGTTTCATAAAATCTACTATCGTGATAGTGAAACAGCGACCATTGATTATAAAAAACTCAAAGGTAGTTATGTAAAATTAATTGTCGAAAAGAAACAAGATCAAATTCTCTTTGATAAGATACTCAGAGAGATTAACAACAGTGATGTTGCTGATCTTAAAATCCTTGAAGATACTTTTGTATGTTTGGATGAGGTTGACGATTCTCTGGAACAGGAAGACACACTAACTATGTTGCAGAACTGTGTAACAGAGATCGATAACAAAGATGAAGTGTTTGGTATTTTAAAATCATTGTATGTCGAAGCACTTAGACTCTAAAATGTTCGTATTAGTTGACAAAAGTAGCGGCGGGGTGTATGCTGTCAAAGACAGTGGCATCCAAGAAAAGGTTGTTCAAATCTTCGAGCAAGAGGATGACGCCGAACGTTACTATGGTTATCTAAAAGCAGATGATTATAAACGTAAACTCGAAATCATGGAAGTCGAAGAAGAGATTGTCAAAGATAACTGTACCAACTATGGATACAGTTACACAATTATTACACCCAACGACATTGTGTTTCCCCCGAAAGACGTAGATTAGTATGATTGTTTTTGAGACTATTCGCTGGAAGAACTTCCTGTCCACTGGACAACAGTTCACCGAAGTGAATTTGAGTGAGTCACCATCTACATTAGTCGTAGGCAATAACGGCGCAGGCAAGAGTACCATTCTTGATGCGCTTTGTTTTGTTTTGTTCAACAAACCGTTTCGTAAGATCACGAAACCCCAGTTGATGAATAGTGTAAACGAACGTGAACTTTTAGTAGAGGTTCAGTTCAAAATTGGCACTATCTCTTATAAAATAGTTCGTGGTATCAAACCAACGGTGTTTGAGATCTACCGTAATAACGAACTGGTGGACCAAAATGCAGCGAACAAAGACTATCAAAAGTACCTTGAACAAAGCGTACTTAAACTTAACTACAAATGTTTCACTCAGGTTGTTATTCTCGGCAGTAGCACTTTTGTGCCTTTTATGCAGTTGCCTGCTGGTCATCGAAGAGAGGTTATCGAGGATCTTCTAGACATTCAAATCTTCTCACAGATGAATGGGTTGCTCAAAGAGAGAATCAAGGATGCTAAGGATGAGCAACGTCAGTGTGAGTATGAACTAGAACTTGCACAGACAAAAGTTGACATGCAAGTTCGTAATATTGCCAACCTACAAAGTGTTGACAAGCAACACATTGAGAACCAGCAACAGAAGTTTGTTACTAATGAAAATCGTATTGTAGATATTAACTTACGCATCAAGGAAGTCGAAAAAGATATTTCACTTATTGAACCTGAGATCCAAAAACTAGATCATGCTGTTGAGAAGCATGAAAAGTTTAAGGACATGAAGTCTAAGATCTATCACAAGTTGAATACATCTAAGAAGAACTATGACTTCTTTGTGGAGAATCAAACTTGTCCTACATGTACTCAGGAGATTGATAGAGATCTTCGTCAATCCAAACAAGCAGAACTTAATCAGAAGTGTGTTGAACTGACTGATGCAGGGTCACAGATCATGGGTCAGATCAACACTCTCAATAAGAACATCAAAGAACTGCGTGAGAAAGCAAGTCAGATTAATGAGTATAGGTATGAGATTCAATCTCTCACCAAGGAAGAGATGCTTCTGTTGAAAGACAACACTTCTATCATGACTGAGGTAGGTAGCGATACCTCTAACTTAGAGAAAGAGAAGCAAGATCTTGAAATCATGACACAAGCACTTGACAACAAACTCATTTCGTGTTCTAATATAAACAAGCAGACGGATCATCTTAAAACGGTTGCTAACCTCTTGAAGGATGGTGGGATTAAGACTAAGATTATTTCTAAGTTCATTCCTCTCATCAATCAGAGAATCAATAAGTATCTTCAAAGCATGGATTTCTATGTGAACTTCACGCTTGATGATAGTTTTAACGAGAAGATTCTTTCTCGTTTCCGTGATGATTTTTCTTATGCTTCTTTCTCAGAAGGAGAGAAGCAAAAGATTGATCTGGCGCTGTTGTTCACTTGGCGAGAAGTCGCTGCTTTGAAGAACAGTGTGAGTACCAACCTTCTTCTACTTGATGAAGTGTTTGACTCTTCACTCGATCAGTCTGCTACGGATGAACTGATGCGGATTTTGAAAGGTCTTGGAGAGAAGACTAATCTCTTTGTGATATCACACAAAGGAGAAGTGCTCTATGATAAATTTGAGCGAATCGTAGAGTTCTCCAAAGAAGGTGACTTTTCAACTATGTCAGCGGTACAAGGATGAAGCACATACTCTTCACCTTGCGTCAATGTGATAGTGAATTACTAGATGATGAATCTTACATTCGCGACATGCTGGCAAAAGCAGCGGAGTGTGCAAACAGTACACTCCTAGGTATCCAATCATATAAGTTCTCTCCACAAGGCGTGACTGCTATTGCTATGCTTGCTGAGTCTCATATCAGCATTCATACATGGCCCGAGACAGGCGAAGCAGTATGCGATGCCTTTACTTGTGGAGACCATACGGATCCACACGATGCTTTCATCTTTATGAAATCTTCGTTGCTGAGTAAGCGATGGGTATATCAGACAGTGAAACGACCAGTCATATAAGTGGCACCCCTCTACGTCCTGATGGACTAGGGGGGTTTATACTATCTGTATACACACGAGGGCACATGAAAAAGGAGATCAAGAGTACACTGGCACGTTTGCTTGCTACCGAGAACCTCCTGGTGGAGCACAAGCAAGTACCGACAGCATCCTTTGATGTTCATAAGCGTCTCTTGACCCTCCCTATGTGGAATCGTGCAAGTGATACTGTCTACGATCTGCTCGTAGGACACGAGGTGGGTCATGCATTGTACACACCTGACGATGACACCCTTGATAATCTCCCATGCCCTAAGGATTACTTGAATGTAACTGAGGATGCACGTATCGAGAAACTGATGAAGCGTAAGTATCCTGGTCTTGCCAAGGATTTCTATCGTGGGTATCAGGAACTGAATGATGATGACTTCTTCGCTATCGAAGACCAGGATCGTGAAACTCTGTCTCTCATCGATCGTATCAATCTACACTATAAGATTGGTGCTTATGCACTGATGCCATTCAATGCCTCTGAGACCCCTCTGTGTGCTGCTGTGGGGGATGCTGAAACGTTTGAGGAAGCGATTGCTGCTGCTGTTGCTATTTACGAATTTGCTAAGAAAGAACAAGAGTCTAAACCAGCAGCACCTATGAACCTTCCACCTAATCAAGGTGGCAGTGGTATGACTCATGAGGAGATGCTTGACGAAGCACAGAAACGTGAGCAGGAGAATGAAGAAACTAAAAGTTCTAGTGAGAAAGATCAGGAAGTATCTCGTCCATGGTTTACTGAGGACGAACCTGATACCGAGACTGAACGTAATGATGATGATGCACAACTAGATGTCCCATCGTATGAGTACATCCAACCAAATATCGAGAATGCTACTACTCAGCGTAACTTTGATAGGAATGCGTCTGAACTGATCGATAAGTATGCTAATGAATTTGAGTATGTTACTTTCCCTAAAATCAATTTCAAGAATACTATTGTTCCTAATACACAATTGTGGGATGAGGCAGAGATTTTTTGGGAAGAATACTATGAAGATTTTGACAGAGATGTGTGGAGTGAAGTTGATTCGGAGTTTACAAATTTCTGTAACAACACATCCAAAGATGTAAACTATCTGGTCAAAGAGTTTGAGTGTAAGAAATCTGCTACATCGTATGCTCGCTCATCGACAGCACGTACAGGAGTTCTTGATACAAACAAACTTCACAACTACAAACTGAGTGAAGATATCTTTAAGAAAGTGACTCGCACTACTGATGGTAAGAACCACGGTCTTGTATTCCTACTTGACTGGTCTGGTTCTATGGCAAACGAGATCTTTGAGACTATCTGTCAGGTCATCAACCTTGCACAGTTCTGTAAGAAGGTTGGTATTCCTTTTGATGTCTACACGTTTGTCAATGATCATAGT